GTCAATTGAAATTAATCAAGCATGGGTGATTGAACATGCAGCTGATAGACAAGAACATATTTGTCAAGGTCAATCATTAAATGTATTTGTACCTGCTGATGTAAATATAAAAGAATTACATGATATACATATGTTAGCCTGGAAAAGAAAATTAAAAACATTATACTATTGTAGAAGTGAAGCTATTAAAAGAGCTGAACTTGTATCATTAAAAGTTGAAAGAACAATAATACCTGAAGCTGATTGTTTAGCTTGTGAGGGATAAAGGAAATAAAATATGAGCCTATTTAAGACAAGAACACATTATAAACCATTTGATTATGAATGGGCGTTTGAAGCTTATGATACGATGCAAAAAATGCATTGGTTACCAAGTGAAGTACCATTGCATGAAGATATTAGAGATTGGAATGAAAGATTAACTGACGAAGAAAAAAGTCTTATTAGTAATATTCTTAAATTCTTTACTCAAGGAGATGTCGATATTGCGCAAGCTTATTTAGATAGGTATATTCCTAAGTTTAAACCACCTGAAGTTAGAATGATGTTAAGTTCATTTGCTAATTCAGAAGCTAATCATGCACATAGTTATTCATTACTTAATGATACTATTGGTGAAACACAATTAACCGATTATAAGGCTTTCCAAGAATATAAAGAAATGTCTGATAAACATGATTATTTATTTAAATCTAAAGGAGCCGGCGTTGAAGGATTAATAAGAGATATTGCTTGTTTTTCTGCATTTGGCGAAGGTTTACAATTATTTGCATCTTTTGTTATGCTACTTAATTTTCAAAGATTTGGTCGTATGAAAGGAATGTGTCAAATAGTTACTTGGTCAATAAGAGATGAAACACACCACGTTGAAGGAATGATAAAATTATTTCATCAACTTATTAAAGAAAACCCTGAAGTGTGGACAGAAAAATTTAAATCCGATATATACCAAACAGCTAGAGATATGGTAGATTTAGAAGATAAGTTTATTGATCTTGCATTTAACATGGGCGGAATAAGAGGTTTAAAATCTGAAGAAGTTAAAAAATATATAAGATATATTGCAGATAGAAGATTATTACAATTGTCATTAAAACCAAATTATAAAGTTAAAGAAAACCCATTAAGTTGGCTTGATTGGGTTATTAATGGTGTTGAGCATGCCAATTTTTTTGAAAGTAGAGCAACTGAATATAACAAGGGCACTATAACAGGAAGTTTATGGGGTTAAATAATGAAATATATTTTAATATTAATGTTATGTTCGGGGACTGCTGAAAAATGTTTTAAAGAAGTTAAACATGAGTTTTTATTCGAAGATTATTATAGTTGTATAACAAATGGATATGAATTATCAAATAATACATTAAATACATTTGGTAAACCCACTGTTAATTCAAATAAATTTTATGTTAAGTTTATGTGTTTTGAAGACAAAGGAGAAAATACTTAAAATGGCAAAATATCAAGGTCGTACTGTTAAATTAAATAAACCTATGCGTGGAGATGTAAAAAAATTTAAAGTTTTTGTAAAAAACGCAAAAGGAAATGTAATTAAAGTTAACTTTGGTCATGGTGGAACATCAGCTAAAAAAGCTGGTCAAAAAACTATGAGAATAAGAAAAAATAATCCTGGAGCAAGAGCTAGTTTTAGAGCAAGACATAATTGCGCTAGTCCTGGTCCAAAAACAAAAGCAAGATATTGGTCTTGCAAGAAATGGTAAATAAAATGGCTTATAAAAGAAAAAGTAGTGTTAAAAAAGGTAAAAGTAAGGCTAAACTTACTTCAAAACAAATGAAGCTTCCAAAAGCTTTAAGAGATAAAATATTAGCTGCTAAACGTAAAGGCAAATAATGGCTTATAAAAAGAAAAAAGGTAAAGCTGGAAAAGCTTGTTGGAAAGGCTATAGACGGGGAAAAGGAAATAGCTGTATTAAAATGAAAAAGAGGTAATATAAAATGGCAAAATGTTGTTGTCAAATAAGAAAAATAAGACGTCAAAAAATGACGATAAGAAGAAAAAGAAGAAAATAAATATAAAGGAAAATAAAATGAGTGATAATAAAAATGAAGTTCAAGAAAGAACAATTAATATTGATGGTAAAGATTATAAAGAAAGTGAATTACCAAATACAGTTATAAACAATATAGCAATACTTTCTGATATTAATAATAAAAAAATGTTAACATCTATTGATTTAGATAAATTAAATATTTTATCAGCTACCTATTCAAAAAGAATATCTGATGAAATGAATAAATTAACTGAATCATCAAAAGAGGAAGATAAAACATTTGAAAATGAAAAAAGTTAATTAAGGAAATAAAATGACTATAAATGATGATGTATATTCAAAAACGCTGAAACACCGTGCGTTATTAACTCTTTACGAAAAGAGATTGGATACTGAAATTTCTAAAATTTTGGCATCACACAAAATAAGATTACAAAGAAAAATACTTAATATGGGTACTACAAATATTAATAAATTAAATAGATCTATTAATATTGAAATTCGTAAAACTTATAAAAAAATATATAAAGAAGGCATTAGTGAATTAAATAAATTAGCAGGAGTAAGTGCTAGGTTTTATAAAAATTTATTTACTAGAGCCTTATTTAATATTTATAGAGCAAAAGGTGTAAATGATACTTTAAAAGTTAATGATTTAATTATAAAATCTAATGGTACATTTGGTTCACAAATTGCTTCTATAAGTATACAACAACAAAGAAAAATAAAAGGCATTGTTAAATCGGGAATGATAGCTAATAAAGCTGTTATAAGTATAGCTAAAGATGTTGGTAAAACAGGATTGAATTTATCATCTGTTCAATTACAAACATTAACAAGAACAGCTATAACTGAAACTTCAAATTATGTATCTAATCAAACTTATAAATTAAATGATGATGTAATTAAAGGTTATCAATATGTTGCAACATTAGATTCAAGAACATCTTTAATTTGTTCTAGATTAGATGGAAAAGTTTATGCATTAAATAATAATATTGCACCAAAACCACCTCAACATTTTAATTGTAGATCAACAACAATACCTATTATTAAATCTGTTAATGAATTATCAAATATTAAAAATAACAGATTACAAAAAAGAAAACTTGCAAACTTATCTAATAGCCGCCGTGCCTCTATTAATGGTCAAGTTCCAGCTAAAACAACATATGCTGAATGGTTAAAAAATCAAAATAATGATGTTAAAATAGCTGTATTAGGAAATAAAAAAAGAGTTGATATATTTAATAAAGGTAAATTAAAATTATCACAATTTTCTAATAAGCAAGGAATTCTTCTTTCTATAGAAGAATTAGAAAAATTGTCAAATTAATTTATGTTTATAAGTTATTGACATTAAAATATAACTAAGGCCGTGTCCAAAGGAAATAAAATGGAAAATAATAAAATACAAGAAACAAAACAAGAAGAAACTAAAACAGATCAAGTAGATATAAAATCTCTTGTAGATGCTGAAGTTTCTAAAGCAATTAAAAATATAAAAAGTAATTTAGATTCTGCATACTCAGAAAGAGATGCTGCATTGGTACAAGTTGAAGAAGCTAAAGCTGATAAACAAAAAGCTGAAATAGAAGCCTTAGAAAAACAAGGCAAACATTCAGAAGTTATGCAAATGAAATTAAGTGAATTAACTGCTAAACTTGAAACTTATGAACAAAGAAACACAGAATTAAGCCGAGATAACGCTGTGCGTTCTCAACTTAACTCTTTAAATTTCCGATCTGATAAAGCAGCTAAAATGGCTTATTCAGATATTGTAGGAAGTTTAAAGAAAGACGCTTCAGGAAATTGGATGCATGAAACTGGCTTAAGTATTGAAGATGCCGTGTCATCATATGCTAAAGACGATAATAATGCATTTTTATTTTCTATAAAAGCAAACGCAGGAACTGGAATTAATCCAGCTAAACCTGCATCAGGAAACAATCCTGTCAAATCTATAAAAGAGATGTCAACTGATGAACTACTTTCAAATATTGAAAAAGGTAACATCAAAGTTGACGGAGAATGGTCTGAATAGATCAAATCTTTTATAATAATAACCGTAACAATTATGTTACATAAATAATAAAAGGAAAAAACAATGGCTGTAACAAGTTCAAATTTTAATAACATAGCTAAGGCTATTTCTGCTTACGCACAAGTAGAAAGAGCAGACGCAGCGTTATTAACTTCTACTGCTTTAGTGGGTTCTGACGCAAGAATCACTGACTCAGGAGAAAATTACACAGGTACATTAAGATGGTTAGATTTTTCTGATCCTACAGGTTTCAATAAACAAAATGAAACTGCATCAGACAAAAACCTAAACACTATGGGTGTATCAAACAAATCTGCAATCTATATTAAAAATATAGATCATATTGCTGCTGAAGAATTATCAGTTCAAAAACTGATTTCTAAAGTAGATGGACTATCTTATTTAGGTGGTCAATTTGCTAGCGTAAGAGCAAGAAGAGAAGATCTACAATTAAGATCAATTATGAATGGTGTTGCTGATAAAATCTGGGGTTCAACTACTGTTGGTGCTTCTGATGCTGCTGCAACTGTAGGAACGTTTGGTTACTACACTGGTTCAGATTCTAGTTCAAATCCAAATGCTTTATTCTCTTTAGAGACTAACGCAAATAAAAGATCTGCATTTTTTGATGTACTTTTAGATGGCATTACTGCTATTAAAGGTGAATTCGAAGAGCCTTTCTACTACTTAGTAGTTGATACTGCTACTTACAACACTATGAGAAAACAAAACGTTCTTGACGTTGCTCCAGTTGTTGATGGTAACTTTAACTTCAATACTATTCTTGGTGGTAAAATTAGACTTATTGTTAACAACCAATCATTAACTGCAAACATCACTTCTGGTGTAAAAGTTTCTTACTTAGCAAAAGCTTCTGCTGTGCATTATAGTCAAATTGCACAAACGAATCCAACTGCTCTTGAAAGAGATGAATTAGCTGGAAACGGTGGTGGACTAGTAACTATTATCTCAAGATGGGGTAATATTATGCATCCTAAAGGTTTCTCATGGGCTGGATCAGCAACTGCATACCCTGCAAATTCTGACCTTGCACTTGGAACTAACTGGACAGTTCATGCAACTAATGTTAACCAAATGGGTATATTCCCTATATTCCACGGTTAATTATTATAACTATTAGATACGGAGAAATATAATGGCTTTACAAAAAGGAGTTAATTCATTTGTAACTGTACAAGAATCTGATGACTATTTTAATGATAGACTTTATTCAGATACTTGGTTTAGTTCAGATACATTAATAGAACAAGCTTTAGTAACAGCCACTGGAATTCTCGATGATATGGATTGGGGTGGAACGGCTACGCCTACTGCCTCATCCCCCTTATCTTGGCCTAGAGATATAACTTATTACGATAATAAGTCAGGCTACTATACAGATTTAGAAGA